ACGGTGGTCTGATGTCTATTGACGGATCGTACTCATACAACAAATCTTCAACCATCTTGTTTCTTCCTATACTCACAAGGAATTTCCAGTACTGGTTCCTCATATCTCCGTGAGCCATAGCCTCCTCACAGCTACGCTTTGCAAAACAATCATAACAGAACGACTGGAGAGTGAATAAATCATGATGAATAAGCAATCTTAGCTGTTTGCATCCATTACATATGCCTCTTTCGGCAAATCTGAATGGGCCGATATCAAAGTGCCTCTGGATATACTGATCAATAGGTAATTTGCTAGCTGACATTACAGTCTCCTGCACAATTTTCATTAAAAAGTTGTACTAATGTCAAAATGAAATCCTTTCTCTCCCCTTCCTCTTAGACTCCTACCCCTCTCTATCCTCCTACGGATAAGAAATCTAAAAATATTTTTCATTTTTAAGTTTAAAAGATTGTCTCATGAAATTAAAAATTGATTCCTAAATTCTTTTAACTATTAAATTGAATATTTTATAAGGAGATTTCATCATGAAATTCAAAGTATATGAAGGTAGATCGGACAAAGTACTAGTCTTTGACGATGCTGATACTGAATACAAGTATCCGATCAAGGTAAAATCCATTTTCTCCAATAAACAGGGAGAAAGGCTATTCAACTTATGGGATACTGAGAAACACCGTTCTATTCCTGTAAGAGTTTGGAGGATGCTGGCATATTCAGCAGGGATTATTCCTTACATTCTTAGTCCAAAGACTGGGCCTGATGGATATTCCTATGTACTACGTGAACAAGATAAGGGAGTAGTATCAGGGAACATCATGGTAATTAAAGATTGTAAGATAATCGGAACTTGTTAACTCATTCATTGATATAACAAGGAGATTACCATGCAAGACTTAATCGACATCATCAACAAACTTGCAGAAAAGTACAAATTCGAACAGTCCGATATCAAGGAAGTACAGGATGCCATATTCGCTCTCGAAAATGGAAGAGATGAGAAGGAATCCTTGGAAGTTGAAGACTTCCAGACACCGGAAGGATACGATGAGGTAGCTATCTATGACGGAGAAGAAGAAGATTAAGATAACGCTAAAGAAGGATATTTCTGAGAATGAATTGAAGAAAGCCGAAAAGGAATTCACAGAAGCATCCAGTACTAGCGAATTGAGGCCTATAGATCCATCTCTTGAAATTCTCAAGAAACTTGATGAAAAGATGGACAATTTGACCTCTATCATGAAGGAAGTGAAAGACATCCTTCTAAAAGAAAAGTCTAAGAATAGTCTAGATTTTCTGAGAAAATTCTAGAACTCACGTCTACTCGGACGGATTTAAAGCGAGGTGGTAGAGATGACCAAAAAGAATCCTAACAACAAATATCCTAAAAAGACGGAAGCGGCAGCTATTGCAACAAAGGCTAACGCGGCTAAGCAGCATCGGAAATTCATCCTTAGTGCTAGGTACCTGATGACTCATATGCCGGAGCCTGTGGTAGCATCGAGATCGGCTCATGCTAATCCGCATAACTGGCCGAAACAAATAGGATTAACAGTAGGACGGACGATCAGCGCATTAGAAGTACAGGAGCTTACTATGCGTATGATTGTGAATGCTAACCAGCGTAGGAGTGATCTACAAGAGAGCTGTCAGACATTCCTTAAAGCGGTTAAGCCATCTCTACCACCCTCGCTAACGATTAATTCCGATTGGAGCAATTTCAGAAAGAGAAATTGCTCTGATCCGAAGGTAGACGCAGTAGCAAATGAACTTGAGGAATTTGCTATTGACTATTTCAAGAAGATAGAAGCTCAGCTGGCATCCCTTTATCTGAACGTAGGAGACCGTAATGGAGCTCAGTATCTCAAGGTTCTAGAGAGAAGATTCAGAGAAAACTGGAATGTTAATTCTGGGATGTTTGCTAAGGCTAATCTCACAATGGAATCCAACAAGACCGAAGGCGAAGAGAAAGAGACCAATTCTATAACCTTTGAGTTTACCACTGTGGAAGCTAATCGGGAGACTCCTGAGTGAGAATACAGTGCAAACTGTCTAAACCTCAAGAAGAATTCATGCGAAGAAGAGATGATCCGTTAGTGATCATGCAATGCGGAGTGGGAAGTGGAAAGACTGTATGTGCATCCATATGGTCTATAACGCATATGCTCCAAGGTCGAAGACTTGTAGCAGGTGCATTGACTCACTCTGCTCTCATGAAGACTTTATTTAGGCAGATATTCGAATTTGCTTGGAAATGGGGTTTGAATCCCAAGATGAACAAGCAAGATAAGACCATTAAGATCGGATCAGGTATCATTTACGGATATTCCAATGAAGCACCTGATGATGTCCTTGGTCTCTCCGATATCTATGGTCTTGTTATTGACGAAGCCTCTAGATGCTGCGAGTTGTTTTATAACAACCTTTCCGACCGTATTCGTGGTGAGGGAATTGGAGCACCTAGAAAGAGGCTGATTACGTCACCATGTAATGAACCAACTAGCCAGTGGTTCAACGATTTGTGCGATAAGCACCCCGAAGCGATGATTAGAGCATCGCTTCTTACTAATCCTTTTGTGTCTGATGAGTACATCGCAGAGCTCACAGAAAGATATGGCTATGGAACGCCATTGTATAGGCAACAAGTTCTTGGAGAACTAGTATCGTCTGACTATCTTAATGCTATCATTAGATGGGAAGACTTTACTTCATTGGAAAACTCAAGGTTCTCTTATCTTGCTCAGCCAAGGTACTTTGGTATGGACTTAGCCGGATCTACTGGAAGAGACTGTACTGTTAGCACGATCATTAACGAAACTGGATTACTCCAACAGAATGCCGTTCAGAATGCGGATACACCTATACAGACTTCTATGGTTAAAGAAGCCTATAACGAAGGTGTGAAGCAAGGATGCCTCGATGGTTCTGGTGGCTTCGGTAATGGTGTGTACGACAATGTAAAACATGACCCAAGGATAGCCATTAGGTCTATCTCGTTTAATGAGAAGCCTGATAAGGATATATACATGAATATCCGTGCTCAGATGTATGCCGAATTAGCTGAGACAATCCGAGGTGGATTCTATATTGACGTACAGAAGTATAAGGAGCTTGTAGAAGAGCTCAGAAATACTCTCGCATATATAGACCAACGAGGAAAGCTAAGGATATGTCCTAAAGAGGATATAAAGAAAGCCATAGGCAGATCACCTGACCGTGCGGATTCACTAGCACTAGCCGTTTATGCCATGAACCATCATGAAGCAGTCAACGTAGCGCAAGTGGCAGCAAAGATATTAAACCTTAATCACTTTATGAGGTAACAAATGCTTCGAGATAGTGAAGTAATCGAAAAAGCGTGTTCGTTTATGAGCGATAGCGCTTCTTACTATAAGACTCAAAGAGTCCGTATGCAACGTGACTGGGAGGCTTATAGTGGAAACTTCTGGGATGACAACACCATTAAAGAATGGCATCGAGAAAAGAGACCTTGTCAAGTTTGGAACGTAAACAGGGTGTTCGTGAATGCTATTTCTAGTCCGTTCAGTTCCAGTCCATACCACATTCAGCTTGAAAACAGATCTTCCAAAGAAATTGAAGATCTCCAGAAGGCTATTGACGACTTCGAAGGAAGGAACGATAGCAAGAATGCAATCATCGAGTCTATCTCGAATGCGGCTGTGTGTGGTGAAGGTTATCTCACTATTTCTATCATTGACGAAGCTGACGATACTCAGAGGATTGAACTAGAAGTCATTGATGATCCGTCCTGTGTAGCAATGGATCCGGCTTGTAATACTACAAGTGGCGAAGATGCAGAAATGGGAGCTATCGTCAACCTAATCAACCTGAATAAAGCCAAGAGGCTATACGGTGATGACGTTGTAGGCGTAGGATTTCCGGCAGTTCTTCCTCCGATCTGCAATACTGGAATGACTACGTTGTCTACTGACAAGATTCCTCTGGTATTCTTCTACTACAAGGATGATGATGGTAAAGTATGCTTTGCAAAGATTTGTGGAAACAAGGTTCTAAAGCATAGCAAGATGCCTTACAGCATCATTCCTATCTTCAGATTCACTGGTTACAAGTCTAAGGATGCTGCTCATAAGACCGAATACATCGGTGTAGTGAGAGCCACATGGGGTCTTCAGGTTGGAGCAAACATTGGCTACAGCACACTGATGGAAAGAATGAATAGGAATCCGAAGGGTTCGTTCTTGATGCCTGTCGGAGCAGTAGAGAACCTTGAGAAGTATTACCAGATGTGTGGTAGTGATGAAAGCCTTCTCTATCTCTACAATGGCAATATTCCGCCTACTCCGATTAAGGAAAGCTTTGAGACTCAGGATCTGGTTGGAACAATCAATCAGTCTCTCCAGCTGATGAGCAATGTGCTTGGGATTCCTCTCTCCGGCATCAATGGCCTCATTCCTAATCAGAAGACTGCAACGGAAGTCTTGGTTCAGGAAGTGAACAGTGAATCCAATGTGGCTTGCTTCTATACATCTGCATATAGCGCAATCAGGGCTATTGGAAAGGTTCTCATTGAGATCAATGGATTCAGCAAAGATCTGATATTCAGCTTGCAGAATGGCCCGAGCGTAATCACCAGAAATTCCAAGAAGAGGCAGGAACTGTCTTTGATGTCCGGGATGCTCCCTGAAAACATGAAGCCTATTCTTGCTAAGTACATGGCTGACACGCTTGACGATACGATGTCTAAGGATCTGTCTAAGGATATTGTCGCCAACATGGATCCGTCCATTAAGCTCGTGTCTGATACCGAAATGGATCCCAATGCTGTACATCTGATGAACGGCATGAAGAAGATGCTTGATCAGGCTATGGAACAGCTTCAGGCTACCATGCAGAAGAATCAGGAATTGACGAAGCAGCTTGAGACTATGAATCTTCAGGTGATGAATTTGAAGGGTCAGCAGCAGCTCGATTGGCAGAAGTTCCAGATTCAGGAACAGGATAAGGTACGCTTGGAAGAAGCTAAGCTTATGGCACAAGGTGTCGAGATTGACAACAAGGCTAAGGCAGAATCTGATAAGGCCATGATTGAAGGCCAGAAAGTAGCCCTGAAAGCCGAGGAAATCAAGAACGATGCTGTGAAGACTGCCATAGAAACAGTCAACAAGGGGTACTAAGATGTTTATTCCAGTAACTGTACTACCTCCATCGCCGAATATGAACTCGCAGTCTAGGAGGGAAGAAACCATTCCTGGATCTGCCGAGAAGTATTCCGAAACAGCCTATAAACAGACTCCTGAAGAGCATCAGGCACTTCTTGACAAATACAAAAATGTCAAAGGGATGCCTCCTGCTCTTGCAATCATCCTCGGTGAAGAGGAAGAAAAGAGGTCTCCAAGATACTGGCTGGGTGATCAAAGCCCTAGGTATGGTGGAAACACTCCTAGTTCCTCTTTCATCGCAGGGGTGAATGTATCTCCGGGTCTCAACATGGCTACAATCACCATGAAGAACGGTAGGTCATACTCTTATGCCATCAGTCCTGACGAAGCTGGCGAATTGACCAATGCTAATTCTCTTGGTGCATGGTACAACAAGAAGATTAAGCTTGGAAAGTCTAAGATACCTGTATCCGTGACGGTCAGGTCTGGTAATCGTATTGGCCCAGCACCGATTGTGCTTACCGGATCTAGGAACGGTCTAACAGCCGTATCTTCTGCTCCGTCTGCCCAGACTACTTCAGCTATTCCTGAATCTTTGGTTCCGATGATCGTCAGAGGACTCGGAGAATTTGGAAAGCTCATCAAACCTTAACTCCTAAAACCAAAAATAAATAGAGACATCAGTGGATGTCTCTATTTTCATTTTGTTCTTTGTATGTAGCCCATCTTAGATTACATACTCGGTTATCATTTCTTACTCTGTTAATATGATCAACCGTTGGTTTATTCAAGGGATTTGGAATGAATGCTTCTGCTATTAGCCTATGTATCTGATATTGAGATTTGTTTATGTATACACGAAGATATCCTTTGGCTCTAGGAAATCCGAATGTATAGCGATATACTATTCCTCCACCAGTGGCTCTTGTTAGAGCAGCCCCATCCTCTCTACACAAAATATTGAGGAAAGGGTGCTTTACTGATAATTTTCCTGTTAGTGTTGAACAAATTGACATAAGCGCACTCCTGTAAGAAAGAGTTAAAAACATTTTTGAATCAAAATTTCTAACTAATTCATTGATACAGGCCTTACTCTAAGGCCACTAAAAATAATTAAGAGGTTACAATGGACACTGAATTTGCCCGTAAATACTTGAATGGTGAAGTCTCTATCAATGATGACTCGCAAACTTCAACGAAACAAGATGACACCACTCCGTCTAATACAGACACTCCAGCTGTTGATGACGTAAAAACTGGTGAAGACACTAAGCCCGATGAGGGTAATGGTGGTGCTTCTTCGGAGACATCTACAGACACCACTCAATCCGATGATAGTGAGATTGCGGCTCACACTGAAGATAAGAAAGGATCTGAAGATAAACCTGGCTTCCTCGAAGGTAAGAAAGACAAAAAGCTTCCTTATCCCAACGCTAAAGAGACTGATCTTGAGAAGATTAAGGCCAATCAAGCCTTTATTCGTCAGAAAGATAAGTACAAGAAGAAAGTAGCGGCTCTCGAAGGACAGATTAGCGAGCTTAAGACCAAGCTGATGAAGTATTCGTCTATTGACGTTACCAAACTCAAGGACGATCCCGAAAAGCTGATGGACTTGAAGATTGCTAAGAACACCTTGCAGAATCAGATGCAGAATCTGAAGGATCAGCAAGATGCAGTTCGAGCAGAGCAAGACGAAATCGAAGCCGAGCAAGCTAACCGTGTATATCAGGAACGAGTAGCCACTTGTTTCCCTGACGAAACGGAAAAGAATCATTACAATACCCTGATGAACAACGGAAGGGAAAAGTTCGTAGCATTCCTTCAGCAGTACGACCCAGAGAACGCCATATTGCAGTATCTTGATGATTGCGATATCAGTCCTCTTTTGGTACGTACTCTCATGACTAATCCTAATGCTCTCAGAGCCGTTATCGAGAAGAGAAGTTCTCTCTCCAAGGCTATGGAACTTAGGTCTCTTGAGAATCGCTTAAGGATCAACCTAAGGCTTAGAACTCCTACCAATCCGAAGTCGTCACAAAATCCAAAACTTCCTTCTACTGGTTCTCAAACTAAGGCTGGAGCAGGTTCTGACCAGAATCCAGTCCGTGATAGGAACTATTGGAAGAATTACTTGGATACACACACTTAATCGGACTAAGTCCAAGGTAATATCATGCCTAATACTATTGTTACTAACAAGCTCACCGACCTTGTTGCTCTTCGTTTTCTCGTGGCCTCTGGCTTCGTGACTGTCGGTGCTAAGGAACACTTCAAAGACCAGATGATTGGCAAGCGCAACGGTCAGGAATACACCTTCGTGATCCGTGATGCCGTGGACGTTGGCGAAGGTCTCGCCCTCGATAACACCAACGAAAAGCAGGATATCGTTGAACGTGAAGTGAAGATGTCCATCCGTCCGTTCCATGCTGCGGTTAAGACTTCTGCCATTGAAGCCGTGACCGACCTCAACTGGGATAAGGAAGTTGCTGAACCGAATGGTGCCAAGATTGCTAACTATGTGGTTCGTAAGGCTGTTGATGAAGCCTTCCCGAAGGCCAATGTCTGCATTGTTGGTTCCGGTTTCCAGCCGATGGCTGAAGTCGCTGCTCACCTTTCTTCGATCTCCTCTGAAAAGATGTA